CGATAAAATTGAACAAACTTGTTTTACTTTACAAAATAATATAAATAAAACCTAATATATTATATAGCATCTTATTAAACCAAAAATGTCTGGAAGTAAACAATACCAATCAAGTGCTCACTACAAAAACCCATCCAGAATTATTGGGATTCAGTTTGGGATGATGTCTCCTGAGGAAATTCGCAAAGGTGTTGTGGAGATTACTTCAAAAAATACGTATGTTGGAAACAAGGAAGAACCTGGTGGGCTATTTGATCCGCGAATGGGTGTTTTAGGACCTGGAACCATCTGTCCTACCGATGGTTTAACCTACATCAACACGCCTGGATACTTTGGATATATTGAATTGGCCCGTCCTGTGTTCTTCATTCAACATATCAAGGAAATTATGAGAATTTTGAAATGTGTGTGTTTTAAATGCAGTAAGCTCCTCATTAGTAAGGACCAACATAGTCACGCGCTCAACATTAAGCCTAGCGACAGATGGGACTATGTATACAAAAAATGTTCATCTGTCGACAGATGTGGAAAAGAAACTGAAACCGGTTGTGGATGTAAACAACCGAGTAAAATCAAGATGGATGGAATGGCCACCATCACAGCTTCGTGGACGAGTTTGGAAAACGACGAAGTTGGTGGCGATTCCAACGCAAAGTCAAGCTTTGATATGCGCCTAACTGCTGAAATGGTCTTGAAAATATTCAAGCGTATTTCGGACGAAGACGTTAGTTTTATGGGATTCAATCCTATGTGGTCTCGCCCTGACTGGATGGTATGTCAGGTACTTCCGGTAGCTCCACCTGCGGTTCGACCATCGGTCAAACAGGACGCAAACCAGAGAAGTGAAGACGATTTGACTCATATCTATGCGCATATTATCAAGACCAACCAAGATTTAGAAGACCGCATTTTGAATAATGCGCCTCAACAAACAATTGATAATTTGTCCGACATATTACAATACTTTGTTGCGATGATAGTGAATAACAAGGTGAAGGGTGCGGTTCCGATGGCGCAACGCTCGGGACGACCCTTACAATGTATCACCGGACGCATCAACAGTAAAAACGGCCGCATTCGAGGTAATTTGATGGGAAAACGTGTCGATTTCAGTGCGCGTTCGGTTATCACGGGTGACCCCAATTTGTCGATTCGTCAATTGGGCGTTCCAAAGAAAGTCGCAATGTGTTTGACGAAACCCGTGGTAGTCAATGACCGAAATCGCAATTTCCTGTTAAAATTGGTTCAAAATGGTCCAGAGGAATATCCTGGGGCCAAGATTTTGGAAAAGAAAAACGGCGACAGCATTCCGTTGAGATATGTAGACCGATTGTCGATTCGATTGGAAAATGGAGACACCGTTCATCGTCATATGATGGACGGCGATGCTGTGCTTTTCAATAGACAACCCAGTTTGCATAGAATGAGTATGATGTGTCATATTGCGAAGATTATGAAGGTTGGCGACACCTTTCGTATGAACGTTGCGGACACCAAACCATACAATGCTGATTTTGACGGTGATAAACATCTTGTCACCAACAAGAGACTGCTTTTCAAGATGTAGATAAAACTTGAAAGGGAAAACAGTGTAATATCTACTTATTAAATGCGTTTGCATAGACGCATTTTATAGATATAATCTCTTAGTCATTTGATTAAATAATATAAAAATAATTGCTCATAATAATATAAAAATGATATTGAATAAAAGTGATGTTGATAAAGTTATTGGTGAAATTTATAAAATAACAAATATAATAAATAATAAAATATATATTGGACAAACACGGAGTCATCGATTAAATAAAAATAAATATAGGCCTTTTGGATATATGGGTCGGTTCAAAGACCATATAAATGAATGTTATTCAAATAAGAAAAACGTTTGTAACTATCTGAATTCGGCCATTATCAAATATGGAAAAGAAAACTTTACATGTGAAAAGTTAATAGAATGTCCAGTAGATAATTTGGATGAAGCTGAAATAAAAAATATTTCAGAATATAATTCAAAGTATCCAAATGGATATAACTTAACTGATGGAGGAAAAACATATAAACATTGTGTTGTTGATAATGGAGAATCAAATATTTCACATGTTGAACGTCCTAAAAACTTCAAGCGTAGCGAAGCAACAAAAAATTTGATTTCAGCAAACGTAAAAGAAGCTATAAAGGATGTTTCACATAGAAAGAAAATGATGGGAAACACACAACAACAACATTCTTTTCAAAAATTTGAAAAATTCAAAAATGTAATAATAGATGAGTCCAATATAGAAAAATATATTCACATAAGAAATAATAACACACTTAATTATCAATATATAAAAATACATATACAAAACGTAAAAACAACATTTGTCGGTAAGCATGAAACGATAGATGAAACAAAAAATAGAGCAATTAATTTTATAAAAGATTTAATAGAATGGCGACATAACCAAATTGCGGGAACTTCCTTAGAGCTTTCACTACCACTCAATGATGGAAACATTATTGAGGAACTCGGTTAATTGCCGAACCCAATGGTAAAAATGTGAAAGATTGGATAATCCGCAGCCAAGCCCCTAATCTCGTTATGATAGAGTATGGGGAAGGTTCAGAGACTAGATGGTCGTGGTTCGTAAATGAAGGTTTAATCAACCCGATACGGATTAAGGTATAGTCCAATCCTGTTTCGAAAGAACAGGTATATTTGCTGAATAAGCAAATGGAGATGAATATGCACATGCCCCAAAACGTCTTAGCCGAGGTCGAGCTGAGACATTTGGCGGCGATCCCTTATCAAATTATCAGTCCGTCCAGTAATGCGCCCATTATTGGAATTTACCAGGACTCGATGTTGGGGTCATTTAGATTCACCCGTTCGGTTCTTGACTTCACGCCTCGCGAGGCGATGAATATGTTGATGAGTTATCCGAATGTGAATGTGAGCGAATTGCGCGGCAAGGAAAAGATTACCAATTTTGAAATCCTCTCCCAGATTACGCCGCCAATTTCATTGAAATACAAGACAAAGCAGTTTGATGATAAGACTGAGGATGCCGCAATTTCCAACAATGTTTTAGAAATTCACAATGGTAAGTATTTGCGAGGTCAAGCCGACAAACCCGTATTTGCTTCTGGAACAAAGGGCATTCTGAGTCGTGTTACAAACGATTTTGGAAATATGGCTGCGTCCAACTATATTGATGATTTACAACAAGTCATCACCGAGTATATGAAGACCAGCGCGTACAGTGTTGGAATCAGCGATTTGATTTCCGACCCAGAAACAAGTAGAAGTATTCTTCAAATTATTGATGGAAAGAAAAATGACGTCCAGCAGTTAATGGACAAGGTTCATTTGGGAATATTGGAAAATAATACGGGCAAATCAAATATGATTGAGTTTGAGACCCAAGTCAACAACATTTTGAACAAGGCTACCGAACAATCGGGCAGCACGGCGGTCAAAAGTTTGAATAAGAACAACCGATTTGTTATTATGGTGAATTCGGGTTCCAAGGGTTCCCTTTTGAATATATCGCAAATGATTTCGTGTTTGGGGCAACAAAACGTTGATGGAAAGCGTATCCCCTATGGATTCGACAACCGTACATTGCCGCATTTCACCAAATATGATGATTCTCCAGGAGCTCGTGGTTTCATTGAGAACTCTTATATTTCGGGTCTAACTGCTCCTGAGTTGTTCTTTCATGCGATGGGTGGTCGTATTGGTTTGATTGATACTGCAGTCAAGACATCGCAGACGGGATATATTCAGCGTCGATTGGTCAAGGGTTTGGAGGACTTGAAGGTGGAGTATGATATGACGGTTCGAAACAATATGGGGAAAATCATTCAGTTTGCTTACGGCGACGACTCGGTGGATGCGACCCGTGTAGAGAACCAGTCAATTCCTCTGGTGGGGATGTCGATTGAAGACATTTACATGCACTACGATATAATTGGTTTGAATGATAGTGACGGCGAGATGATTAATATTTTCACTAAAGGCGCGGCGACCCGATTGCGCAAACAGCGCGACGAAACCCGCACGATGTGTAAGAAATATGTCGATTATATGGTGGAGCATAGAGACAAATTGGTAGATATGGTTTTCAAATACCGCAATGATGATTTCTTGAAGTCGCCAGTTGCCTTCCAGTATCTCATCCAAAATATTCAGGGTCAGCTAGGATTGAACGCAAACAGTGCCGTAGATATTACACCATTAGAGTGTTTTGAAATGGCCGAGACAACATTCAACATGTTGAGAAAGCTGAACTACTGTAAACCCACAAAATTGATGGAAGTGTTGTTCTTCTTCTATTTGTCTCCCAAAGAGCTGTTGGTCAAGAAGCGCTTTAATAAGAGCGCACTCACAATGTTGTTGGAAAATATTGTTCTTAATTACAAAAAGTCAATAGTCCATCCTGGTGAGATGGTTGGTGTTATTGCGGGGCAGTCGATTGGCGAGCCAACTACACAGATGTCTTTGACCAAGAACGAGGCAATCAAGGTCATGGAGAAAAAAGATGGTATTGTGCGTATTATTTCAACCACAATTGGCGAATTTTGTAATACTATTATTCAAAATAACCCCAGCCTAACATTTAATACTGGTCACCACGATAGTGTGGAAACCATTCTTCAAGAAGAATATTATATAATGTCTGTTAAAGAAGATGAAACTGCTGAGTGGTGTAAGATTTCGCATGTGAGTAAGCATCCTGTTAATGGACGTTTGATGACTGTTCGCACCCGAAGTGGAAGACTTGTTGAAACCACTACGAGTCATTCACATTTGATTCGTAACAACAATCGTGTTGAGCCGATTACTGGTTCGGATATGAGAGTTGGAATGAGAATACCAGTTGCCAAGAAAATCCCAAATACATTCGTCAATGAAACTATTAAGATTGGTGAGACTGAGATTAAGTTGGATAAGACATTTGGATGGTTTGTGGGAGCATATTTGGCGGAAGGAAGTGTAAATTACGATAGTTTTAAAAAGATTGCATCTCATATTAACAAATATGTTGTTCCTGACTATATATTCTTATCTTCTTATGAATGTAAAGAGGCATTCTTGTTATCATATATCAAACATTCAAGTGAAATCAGAAATAATATGATGTATATTAAGTGTGTAAATATTCAAATCGCAAAAGATATTTCATTGTTATTTAATTACTTTGATATATTCGCAATTATGAATGGATTATATTTGATAATACATCCTTGCTTTTCGGAGAAACTGGATTTGAATTGCGATTATGAAAATCCCATATTTGATGATATTGATAAGATAAATGGTCTGTCTAAAACTATTGTTGATTGTATTGAGGCGCTCGAAATAAATAATATAGAAAATTTTGATTCCATTGGACGTAGAACACTCCAAAAATATATTGGAGTATTTGAACAAGACGAGAATGCTTCTAAGATTGAGTCTGAGCTTAAAATACTAAGACAAGCTGCTCACTCAAATGTGGTTTGGGACGAAATTGTGGAACTGGATATATATGAGGGTGACCAAACCGAATATGTATATGATTTTACTGTTCCTCAACATCAAACTTTTGTTACTGATTATGGTGTGTATGTTCATAATACTTTGAACACATTTCACTTAGCGGGTGTGTCGTCTAAATCCAACGTGACTCGTGGTGTGCCGCGTATCGAGGAAATTCTACGCCTTACTGAAAATCCCAAGAGACCCTCGGCAACCGTTTATATGAAGCCATATGAACAACACGAGAAGGATCGCGCCGCCAACTACTGTAATATGATTCAATACACAAAATTGGTGGATGTTGTAAAATCCGTCGAAATCTGTTTTGACCCTAACGACCACGCAACCAACGTTCACACAGACCAGGAATTAATCGATCAATTCTATGAATTCGAGAATATGATGGAGGAATGTAATCAATCATCTGACGTTCTGTCGCCCACATCAGTGCGTTCTAAATGGGTTGTCCGTATTGAGATTGACGCAGAAACGCTGCTAGAAAAGAACATAACAATGGACGATATTCATTTTGCAATTTCATCATCGCACGGTTCGGACGTGAGTTGTATATATTCGGATATGAACTCGAGCAATCTTGTATTCCGTATCAGATTGAATTCGTCGGTGTTTAACAAGGGCAAGAAAAAGAACAATCAAGAATCGCTCGACCAATCAGACGAAATCTACTTACTCAAGAATTTCCAAGACAGCGTTCTGAACAACATTGTTTTGAGAGGCGTAAATGGTATTACAAATGTGAACCCGCGAATGATGAAGGACACGGTTGTGCTTGAAGACAGCAAGTATATGAGAAAGGACACGTGGGTTTTGGATACAGTCGGCACCAATCTGATTGATTTGTTCGCACTTGATTTCATTGACTATACCCGAACCCATAGTAATGATATTCGCGAAGTATACGATTTGCTTGGTATTGAAGCGGCAAGACAGAATATAATAAACGAGTTCGTAGAAGTTATGGAAGTATCAGATGCATATGTGAATTATCATCATTTAAGTGTGCTGTGCGACAGAATGACGGTGACCGCACGTCTTGTGCCTATGTTTAGGTCTGGTATTTTAGGCGATGATATTGGACCGATTTCAAAGGGAACCTTCGAAATGCATACGGAGGTGTTCTTGGATGCGAGTAGACATGGCGAGTTTGACCAGATGCGCGGTGTTTCGGCAAATGTGATGTGTGGCCAGCCCGGATATTATGGAACGAATTCATTTGGATTGGTTTTGGATATGAAAGCGTTGGAAAAGATGAACGACGCAGACATAACTCGTGTAGATATTAATACTCAAATAGATGATATGTTTGGAAAACTTGATACTATGGATGAAAATTGTACGTTGAAGAATATTCGAGTTGATAATAACATTCAAAATCTTAGAGCGACAGATATGGGAACATGTGGCGATGATGGATATGAGATATTCTAAGGTAAGGCGACCAAAGGTTCGGCGACAAAGTCGCCTTACCGACAGATAAGGTAAGGCGACCAAAGGTTCGGCGACAAAGTCTCCTTACCGACAGATAAGGTTCGGCGACAAAGTCGCCTTATAAAATTGTTTTTTACATAAAATTGAATCACAAGTTATTTTATTACGTATAATAAAAATTAAAAATGGAGACTTTTATTATATTACTTGGCGTGGCTCTGCTAATCGTTTGCTTACGCGTAGTCCGTGAGATTTATCTTAACCACACCACATTGGCTATGTATACTCGCACGTTTGACGCCCATATCCACGACGACGATAATAACAATGCTTATAAAATGTACTTATATAATGCGTTGCGTGTTCAATAAAATATAATAAATATATAATAATAAGTAAATGTTTGGAAATTGTAAAAAAATCTGGTGTTTTACAAAAAAATATGCTCGCGTTTATCCATCAATCTATTGTAATTCGTGTTTTTCGAATATATCACATCTGCACCAATTTGATTGCGGACATTATATTTGTATAAGGTGTGTAAATAAATTACCAAATAAAAAAGGGTGTAAAATTTGTAGTAATAATGTTTTTTATGCTTATGATGATAAAAACCGATAAAATTGAACTGTTTGGATTTTACAATGTATTATTCAAAAACAATAATAATGCCGATCAAAGTCAATACACCCACAATTAAGTGCGAGGATTTTGTAAAAATCTTGGAGTTTTACAATGAGCACAAGCCCACCGATGCAGAGCCACTTGAACGATTAAATCGTGCTGAAGGGGGATTCCAAATAAACGCAAAAAAGGCTGTTCCCCATCCAGAACCAAATAACAATATTCGCCAGCTGCGATGGTTTTATCAACGTCTAGTTGGATACGACACATACAATACTCTTACGAAAGAAGAGGAGGGGCTACTTTACAAATCACTTAAGTCCGTTTTGGGTGAAAATATGGTTGTGTGGGAATAACAAAGCAAAAACATATAAAAATTTAGCGTGTGAAATATATAGTTCTAAAATGCGTTCTAGTTATTATTTCAATAAATATGTAATTAATGAATATTCAAAATATCACACACCTGAAATAATATCAGACCTAGAGTTGTTATATAGCGACGACCCACAAGACTTTAAGATATTATCCAAACAAGAACGACATGATAAAATCCTATATATGAATTCAGCTGTTATGAAAATTAAGAACGACCCAAAAATAATAAAATCTTATTTATTGAATTATCTTTATACATGTGACCATAAAATAATAAATCCTATATTTGAAATCCGATTGAAATATTTGAAATACCGCGAATTAGATATAGATGAAGAAAAATCTGTTTTTTACGAGGCGCAGCGCAAATATCAGGTGTTATATCGATTCATTAATAAAATCAAGTTTAACAAGATGAGAAAGTTTGATAATGAATGTGACCTGTGTATGGTGCCGTTTTCATCACTTTTAGCCAAACAAACCGTTTGGCTATTCGAAAATGGGTTTCGGTTTCAATTTAATGTGCGCGACTTATTAAATATTGTGATATCGTCTTTATCATCGTGTTTTTATATGTTCGAAACGGCGAAACTGCCTAAGAATCCTTTTACCAATACCAAGCTAACTTTGTTCCAACTGCATTTAATTTATATTCGATTATGTGAGATGAAAATAAAAATTCCATTGATATTTGAACTATTTTACAAATCTAATTTTATCTTGAAAAAGTTCAAGCGCGATAATTCGCGGTTTTTGGCGATGTGTGCAATAGAGAGTCATTATAGAAAAGACGTTGTTGTTTCAAAAGAACGTGTAATAGACGTTCTCGAAATGATAAATGATTATTGTAATCCGTTTATGAAAATGCGGTTTCATAAAGATTTTCCGATACAAAAAATATACGATGTGTTTCGCCCGTATTTAATTTTAAGGTCAAAATGGGTTGCGTTTCAGTGTTTTGATTCAAAAGAGAAATTAGAAAACGCACTGAAAATATTTAATATGTATAATCCTATGTTTGGACACAAATATTTTGATAAAAGTGGAAATTCTGATTTTGATGACCGTCATATTTCATTTGGAGACTTATTTAATAGTAAGTTCTATGATGAGAATATGCAATCAATGATTGAAGTTGCTAATCATAATAAAAACAAATATGGAAGTCTTTTTTGTACTGGTCTTAGACCGATTGATGATGTTCAATATATTTTGATGAAAACACACGAAAATCAGTTTCCTGAATATGAAACACCTGTCGTTCAACAACAAGAAGAGGAAGATGAGGATGAGGATGAGGAAGAGGAAGAGGAAGAGGAAGAACAATATGATTCAGAAGAAGAGGAAGATGAAGGCGATTACGACCCATAAACCATATTACAAAATAATATAAATAGTTGCTTATATACATCATAACAAGAATATGGACTTTGAATTCAACCCAGCAAACTTAGAGGCGTTATTTTATAATAGGTTTCCACTTTCTGAAGTATTTTGTTTACTTCAATTTGTCCCATGCACAAAACATAGTGTTGATAATCCATTCAAAGACGAACACGGCAAATATTTTTATTTGGACGTCGCAAACAATTATGTAACTAAACCTCCGCATGGAAACAAGACTGATTGGCTTTTATCAACCATCAAATATCCTATTTTCGACAGAAAACACCTGTATTTATACAAGCATATTGGCGAATTTGGATATTATGATTTTAGTACCAATACATTTACGCGGTTTTCCGAAGACATCTCGCAGCGCATATACAAGTTTTATTATGATAAAATGAACCTACAGTAATGTAGAGCCGATATAATACATACAAATCAACATGAATGTATTATATATTTATTCTTTCTTTGGAACGGGAATCTTCACAATTGCGATTTCATCAAAAAACTCGGTAATTGGTCTGGCGCGCGCGCCATAATCCGAACCGCCATTCAGCGCATCTCTAATTTTCGGGCCCAAATTGTTGTCTTTTGGTGTAGTGCCCAAATCATCAATCACAAATGAACCATAAATCATTGATATTTCCGATATGGTGTCCTTTTTCGTTTCCGTGATTTCCTTTGATGGCGCCATCACAAAATAGAATTTATCGGACGTGATACGTGGCGTTCTTCCCATAACAATCCAACTGTTGGTTAGACGATGTGGATTCGGGTCTCTAAGAGGGTTTTTAATACTACTAGTCATGGCTGTTTCTTTTTCTTTTTCAACAAAAACAATGCCGGTTTGTTTCAAGGTCGTATAGGGAGAACACATAATAATAGGAATGTTGAATTTTTGTGCTATAACCCACATATCAAGAACCGTTATGAAATAGTTTTCGGGCATAGTGTCTGAGTTAGTCATTGCGTCCGAAAACGCACCCGACGCAACCATTTTTCCCTTTCCTTGTTTGTTAAAAATAATCAATATGATTTTCTGGTATTTGGGTGTTTTCCACAATTCGGCATATCCGTCCCAAACCATTTTTCGTATTTCAATTGAAGATACAGGTCTTTTATATAAATCCTGTAAGATGTAATAGATGGCACCAAAACTACACTCGGGTGTATCGTCTTTGAAAATAATGAGTTTGGTGCCCTTTTTGAATACTGCGTTTTGCCAGTAATTAGTGTAATTCTTCTCACCTGCAATCGTATCCATCTTTTTCTTACACCGATTTACGTTTTCCATTAAATCAGTTTTTCCAAATGCGCGCTGTTCCTCTAGAGACACCGAATTCGAATATACCTGCGCAATCTTAGGGTCTGGGTTCGCAACAGAAAACGGTAATTGCTGAACGTGTTCGCCAAATAAATACGGTTTCATGTCAGCAAAGTAATTTCGTGCGAATAAGAATTTCTCCAAAATGATGAATTCGTCGGCAGCAATCTTATATTCGGTGCCCGCTATGTTTAAAAACTGCTTGGGATATATCATAAACTGCTGGATTTTTCCATACCGCAATGTTTCGTCGGCAACTCGGTAGTAATATTCCACACTATTATCAACAGTCGTGTTTATCATATTTTGTTTAGAAATTACCAGCTTACAATCGGCGCTGAAAACTGGGGCTCGTTTTCCGTCTCTACATACATATGGGGCCTTTATAAAATCACTATACCTGTCTAAATCGTCGTCTGTTGAAAATTCAACTCGACTGCCGTCCATGATTCGTTTAAAAAGCCGAATTAGAATGTCGAGTCGATGTCTATATTTTGAGGTTCGATCCAAGATTACTTCAATTACTTTATTTCGCACCACGTTGCTTGAAATAATGAGCGTCTTCAATGTGGACCGGAAAACTGAATAAAAATCATTCTCTATATTAACACTTTGAACCGCTTTTACGCGCGCAGAGTCCTCTTTAATAGAGGTTGTGATTTCTTTTTCTATTTGTGCATATTTATTTTTCATCATATAATTCTTTTCTTCAATTGATATTATTCCTGTCTCTTGATCGTATAATGTCTTCGGCTCTGGTGTTACTTGGATATACTGATTAGTTTCCGTCAAAACACCCACTATTGAACCGTCCTCTATGATTTTCATTTTTGTTTTACATGGAATTGTCCCGTTTGATGCCTCGCTCAAATCCCTCAGCATTTTGCGCGTATTTGGATATGTCGTCCAGAGCGAGGGTTCGTCCATCATAATAATAGGATATGTGGGTAATGGAGAAGATGGGTGAGATGGGACATATATTTCTTCTTCGACGCCGCGCTTTTTTACAGTGAGAGCAATAATTTTGCCCTGGAAATTCATAATTTGTCCGCGAATTGTGTATAGAGGATTCAACTTATTCAGTTCCTCCTCTAGGCGTGATAGTAAAATAGGCGACGCAAAAACATACTTGGTTGGAAGTGACTGTTTGGGTTTACACACGCCATTAATTGTATTGTTCATCATATCCAATATATTTTTAATATTAGAGGCAACTGGTTCATCCATAGTAAATGTGCGTGTTATTTTCAAATTGCTTCCTTGGTATTTATACCCATAAATTGGCTCGAATAGGCGGTCTTGTTTTGCCAAGAATAGAGTCGGTTTATTCTCATCAAATAGATTCTTTGAATATGCGCTTGATGGACACAAAACATCAATATTGTGTGTAATATCGTTGTTGACTACTTCCATAATTACTAAGTTGAGTCCTTTTGGAAAAATTTTGGTGTTTAATGTAGAGACAACGTCCCAAATGTATGTATGGTCAATATCGGATTCAGGGTCCTTTAAAAATCGGATGAAGTTATCATATGCGGCAACAATTTTTACAAACACATTCAAATGGTTTATATTTGTTAATACAATTCCATCTTTATACTTCTTTTTATATGACGCATAGAGGTCAGAATCCAAATGTGTATCAATATTCACATCATCCACACTGATTGGGTTTTTGGGTCGGAAAACACTCTGGTATGTCCCGTTTCCATACTTAACAAAATCGTCTATTGTGATTGAAGACGTAAGTTTATTAATAAATTCGTCAACGGAAACGCTGGCTCCATCCCCAGAATATACGTTAGCCAAACAGCCAAGAATCGAGTTCTTATATGTCTTTTCGTCTTGTTCGACACCGTGACGCAAGAATGTTTGTTTGTTTTCTTTCACATAGGCGGATTTGTGGCCTTTTCGACCGATTTCCAACACATTTTCGCTGTAATCAATTTGCATAAAATGCTGGACGGCTTTTTGTGCGAGAGCCCATGAACCCTTTTTGAGTGGTAATATATTACCATCCTCAATATAGTCAGGGTCGTAGTTTTTGGCTTCAGATGGTTGGATTTTAACTTTGCGTGGAGCCCGTGGTTTTCTTTTAGGCTTGGCTTTTTCTTCTTCTTCAGAATCTTCGGAAGAATCTTCTACAAGGTCTTTGCTTTTGCTTTCATCTTTGCTTTCTTCACCTTCATCCTTATCATTATTAAAAATATGCTTGTCTTCTCGAACACATTGTTTTCTTCGTTTCTTATGAAGTTCTGAATTCCATCGTGAAAAACAACACGGCACGCAATATTTTGGATGCGCCTCATTTAAAAACCCAGGTGAAAAATCAACATATTTGCCTTTTTCATAATGATAAACATCCTCCGTAAATTCATGATAATTTGTTCCACATTTACCCGCATCAATTTGTTCTTTCGTCATACTGGTGTTTGTATTGAAACACCAAAACCGAGGACATATATACCAGTTTTTCTTACCATCATCTTCACTAGTACCATATTTGATGGCTTTATTATATGATTTTACTCCAGCTTTCTTATCATCATCATCGATTTTGGCTTTTTCCTCGTCGCTCAACACAACTGGCTGTTTTTGATGAACTGCCTGACATGCTCGTGAATACACTTTAAACTTGCCTTCTCGTTTTTTCAAAAACAATGCTGGGTCGCGCTCTTGTAATCGTTCCAAGAAATAATTATTATTCTGAGCGGCATCTTCATCGTCGCTTGACTTGGCTTTAGCCTTGGGTCCACCACCGAGCTGTTCGATCCCAAAAAACTCTTCATCGCTGCCGATAGATGAATCATCTTCAAGAATGAGGCTTTGTCCTGGTTTTGGTGAACTCAGTTTTGGAGACCCTGGTTTTGGCGATATATCTTCTTCTTCTTCCTCTACATTTGACGGTTGTTTTTGAGCAGGTACAAAATCAAAAATATTAAATGCCTTCGGTTTCGCCTTTTGTTCTTCAATCTGATCAACGTGCTGAACTACTGTCGCTATATTTGGCTTTGCCTTCTCTATCTTCTTATTACAAGTGTCTTTCATCTTTTCACTTACACTTTCGTCATCAATATATAACTTTATTAATCCACTGAAATAGAGGCTGAGTGTTTCTATATATTCAATATGAGGCAACTTATCCACACGAATCACCATTTTATTTGAACGCGTATCATATTGTAAAAACACGGTGAGTCCAGGATTCTCTACAATTTCAATAGATTTACTTCCATGTGAACGCTCTATATATTTTACATTTTTCAAATACTCTGATATTCGCACCGCTGCCTCTTCAATTGTTATATTGTAATTTTGCATCAATGCCGCAATAACATCCTCTTCATTTCTTGATGAACGAAACACCTCGGTTATAGTTGCAGACTGTGCGTCCATCTCCTGGAAATTTTCGACGCGTTTAAACCGCATAACAGCCCCCTTATTAACACTGTCGTCGATAATATCGAATATGGATGAAAGACAACCTATTTTTGTTTTCAATTTCATAGTTAAATTTTTGATGGAAATAGAGGCTACATAGTCAAGCGTCAAAAAATCCACATTGTCGTCGCGCAGTCCGCCAATCACAGGCACCATATATCCGCTGTTTTGTAAATACCCGTTTATCTTGTTCAAAACGTCGTTGACGGGAGAGCGAATCATAGTTTCCATATCATCAATAGAAACGCTTCGTGAAAATTCACCTGAAATATATACAACTCCATTGTCCTCTACATCAATGGTTAATTCATGTGTATTTTCATAGATGGAAATTTGTTTGTGTTTTCCGATTGTGTTTGCTAGATGTGTGATTTTGTTATGTGGTAGAACTGGGATTTTTTTGCCTGTGCGTGTGATTTCGGTACTATAAATACGGCAAATATTATCGCGTCGAACACCTGGATTATATTTAATAAATGGTGTTGCTTCACAAGCGTGAATATTTTTGAAAATGGCGTCTAGAGGGATTAGTGTATCATAGTCGGGTTTCAATGCGAATTTGAATTTACGCACACCTTTTTGGTCGAATTTCAATTGACTTAAACGGTTCATCTTGTAAAACTCATCGACCGTTTCGAAAGTGCGCTCGGAAATAGAGGGTGGTTTTGCCGCTTTATCCAGTTGCGCCGTAGTAAACACGTTTTTTGATGCGAGACCAGGAAAATAAGTCTTGGAAATGTATTCTTCTGAGATGCCATGGCGTTTCGCAAAAGAAAAGGCATCTTCCGCAAACACAACACCAATCGCCTCTACGTTTCCATTATTAAAAAGCAATTCGTTGTCGAAAAAATAAATTGTGTTTGTTTTATCCTCCAACAAATTTGGGGTGTGGTTCTCTACCAATTCAAAAGGGTTCGCCGAAAATAGGAAATTGTGATATTTAGAAAAATGCATTCCTAGACCTACACCAATCGAGGCGTCAAATGCGGGGCTGTCGCACGCTTGGACCAAATCGCCGTAGTCGTAATATTCTTTACTTAAATCGCCCACATTTTTGCCTAGATTGATGAGGAGCTGTTTATACTGTTTTTTATCAAGCAGACCAGCAGTCTCTAATGTTTTCTTATTTTTTCGGCCAATTTTAGAAGATGTTTTGGCGATGTTTTGGTAAACAAGAGACAGATTGACGTGGTGTCGAGCTTTAGCAAACACATAGATCTCGTCGTATGAAATTTCAGGATACAATAAGAGGATTTTGTTTTTGATTTGCATGATGGAATCATCTTTATGGATGTGATATTTAGAGGTTTTTAAAGACATGTCGACCAAAGACATGTCGACCAAAGACATGTCGACCAAAGAGGTGTCGACCAAAGAGGTGTCGACCAAAGAGGTGTCGACCAAAGAGGTGTCTTCGCTAAACCCAATTGTTTCCCTGATGGTGCCGTCATCGGTATATATGTTGACGTTATATGCGTTCATTATACTATGTATATATAAATATACTATACAAAACACATAGATGAGTTATTTCGTATATTTATTGTATACGAATGCAGTTAGCGGACAACAAACATATGTGGGGGCGACAGTTGATTTAGACCATCGCCTTAGACAACACAATAAGGAAATCAAAGGTGGGGCCAGAGCAACGAGCGCACAAGTGGAACGTGGTGAAACGTGGGAACGGGTGTGTCATGTCGCTGGATTCCCAACGTGGAATGCGGCTCTCCAATTTGAATGGAGATGGAAACAGATTACGCGTAAATTGCCTGCGCGAATGGAACCATTGGAACGACGCATCCAAGCGCTAAGAATGCTGTTAGCATTAGAGAGGTCGACAAGTAAAGCAACCCCCTATGCCGAATGGCCGACCCTCCCACAAGTGAATGTGGAATCTGAGAAAATTCACTGGTAAAAATATAGATATATTATATATATTTTATAATGCCTATACCTAGTTCATCGACAATAAAACGACGTCCTATAAATATTGAAAAGAACGCAATGAAGCTTTTAACATTCTTCTACACACTTTTAAACAAAAAAGAAAAAACAGAATTGAAAAAAGAAATTAAAGATATTGGTAAAAAAACAATAGGAGAAATCGTTGGATACATGAATGATCTTATTGGAAAACAGAGAGGTGGTGCAGCCAGTATTATAGGCGCATCGTCAAATTCAATTATTAAATTTGTTTTATTGCTAGTATGTTTGTTGTATATCAATATGCGTGTTGAGGCAAGCATTAAATCGCCGATGATTTTTGAAAAACTGGATTTGATTCATAAGAAAAAAGACAAAAATTCTCTTAGCTTAGATCATTCTCAAGTGTGGAAAGATACAATGAGTGTTATTGGAACGTCTACCGATGTAAAGCATATATACAGAGAAATGGAAGAAACTCTTATAAAAGAAAAATGGACTGGTTTACAAGCAATATATCCAGGAGAGGCAACAATTTTTGAACCATATTACAACTTATATAAAGCTGATGGTTGTATGATTAGTGATTCGGCTATTGCTAATGTTCCATATACAACTGAACTTTTACCCGAAAATGTCATACCTAAGGTTTATAAACAGTTAATTGTGCTTAAAGATGCTGGGGTTTTATCCAATGATGATTATGAAAAATTAGGCCAAATCGCAACATCGTATATTTTAGGATTACCCCCAAATAAATTGAACGGTAAAATGGTTTGTGATATGCACCAACACACTATGATTTTGCTGATGTCACAACAAGTCTCAACACGGTTGGAGAAAGAAACACAAGCACAATTAGAATCAAAACCTACATTTACTGAACCAGAATCTAAAGCTGAAGTTAATGGTATGTTTAAGCAAATTATAGATTATTTTAAGGGAAGTAAATTTATAATTGTTCTATTAGGATTTTTTGGACTTTGTTATTTATTTTTAAATATGAAAAGAGGAAAATCTAAAACAGTTAAGGACAAAAATAACAAAAACAATAAAAATGTTATTGTAGAATCAAATTTTGTTAACGGCATAGAAATGCTAAAAAAAGCATATCAATCGTCTTCTGACGAAAACGAAATAGTGAACAAACCAATACAAGCAATACAAACACCAATACAAGCACCAATACAAGCACATATTATAGATGACATTACAGGTCCAACCGCACGAGCTCTTGGTTTACCAATAGAGTTTAGAAATACTAGTAATAATAATAATAATAGAAGTCGATCAAGATCAAAAAATAGGTTAAACCCAACAAACACAGCAAACAAAGTTTGAGTCGCAAATTACGATAGGTATAATGATATGGATGGTAGGCATCAGAATGAACGTAACACATCAAATAAACCACAAAATTTAGGGTAATACTTTCACTAACAATACGGAAAATCCTCACACTTAAAATGATTATATCCAATAGCATATAATTCTTTACCAAATGAGAAATCAAGAGATGAGTAGTCCACCAATTCAGCACCGTCAGGATAACAATAATGTATAGTACCTCTACTTTTACATGGATTTGCACTTATTTCTGCCATCTCATTATTATAATCGGTCAACATCACATTGGCTATACGTCGCACATAATCATTTAAATCGGCTATTTCTAAAACGGGTTGAAGGCGTTCTGACGCCGAAATAAAAGTGATATTATATTGGTCGCATTCCAAATACGCCTCTATTCCATTGATGATTTCATTAGCAATCGCGCCGCCGTCCACATAATACTTACCATCAATGATTCTAGGCGGAAATACCAATGGTATTGCGCTCGTCGCCATCATAATATCCAATTGTCTCGATTTTGACTGTTTTTCAAACTGGAATATTTGAAGTACACCGTCATTCAAATTTGTCGATCCAATCAAGGTCGGCACGCGGTCGCCTATATACGTCATTTTTCCCAATTCGCGCGCAATTGTTTTGCTTAAAGGCGTCGTATCATAAAACGACCACGACCTTGGAATTTGTAGTGTTCCATGAGTATAAACGCTCGCGTTCGTCAACCCAAAATACACGTTTTTCAAGTTTTCCACTCCAGACGACATTGAATTGCCGAAATATGAGAGGAATCCCGCATTCAGACCGCCAGCGGAAATGCCTGTAATCATATCATATTTTGGGAGCTGAATTCTGTCTAAAATACCGACTTCTACCGCCCCAAATGATCCACCACCGCTGAGTGCAAGCACATTACATAAGCCCGTCGCATCCACGCGGGATAAAGCAAGCCCCAACGCCACTAAGAAACGAAAAATAAACATAAACATAGACGCTATATATATTGTCTATGTTTATTCCGTGCACACACAATTAGTCAATTATACCGAGAGATGAGGTGCCGTCCCACAATTGATTGCCTCCCACGTATTCAGTGTAAAACTCGGCGTAGCCAGTAGCATCTGTCTCTTCCTCAATAGCTCCCTGGTCTTTCAATAAGCGAAACAAAACATCAATCTTCAAATTATATTTATCGGCAATATTATACAATCTGGTGTCACCTCTATTATAGTCAGTTAAAATATCAATTAATTCATTTGGTTTTGGTGTTCGATTACGAATTACATTATCTTCATTGCTATATTCATTATGTTCTTGTTCATAATAGTTTCGCCCGTATACAGCAATCATACACTCATTATAATCATCGGCATTTTCCAGCCCCTCATATGTATCGTCCCATTCGGGAATTTGATGAAACAAATCAATTGCGTCAAAATCATATTTCCACGCGGTTTTACGAATACTATTGCAATTTCCAAAATAACCCAACACTTTGATTGCTAAACTACTGTCTTCAGCACGGTTTAGCAAAATAACAGAGAGCCTCTCAATTTCCGTTTTCATATGCGCCATTGCCGATATAAGTTTTTGATTTTGTTTGAGTAATTGTTTGTTTGTTTTTTCTAGGTCTGAGTCGTTCAACATTTGTGTATTATATATTTTATTAGTATATCTAATAAAACCCTTTATATTTTGTGTAAAAACATAAACGTATATATTGTATAACCATTATAACCAAATGTCCGTTATAGGCACATTACATTTTTTTCATGCGCCACTATTAGTAATATATCCTCTAGTTTTACCACCGCAATATGATTTATTATATGTCAAATATTTTTTCGCCATTATGATTTCATACACATTTTATAACGGGGAATGTCCTATTTCATACATATACAAACGACGAATGAATCCACAATATATTGCGGGCGACCGAATAAATGATTATGATGATTTATATGCTGTTTGTAATGACCACATATTTGTGAATAATTATTTGGTTGTTACAACCAGCCTCTACAGTAGTTCGCTCATATATACAATGTATCGCGCAAACATTGACGTGAAATTTACGATGTTTTCGATGTTGGTGGTTTTACTATATACTTCTGGAATCAAAGAAATATATGTTCGTAGAAACCATAGAGCATTTGTTTGGACGGAACCTCTAATGACCATTTATTTTATATTTGCGTTTTTTTCAGTGTAGAACTATCAAATATCTAATTGGGTAGTAAGTAAACATCCAAGACCCCATAATATTAAGAACCCGATTATTGTGGTATTTTATAGCAGCATACCAGAATGTCGAAAATACAATTGCCTCAAAAACACCATCGTACATACGCCTCTAGATTATAAACAAAACAATCATGTTATATTATATGTTTTTATAAATCAAATGCGGGATTATCCTTAATAGTCATTCCGCAATATTTTTGGGGTTCCTTCTTATAGTCGCGTGGTTCATGGATGCCTGCTGCCTTAGCTTCACCCAATAAAAACTTGAAGTTTTCCCAGAATTCGCTCTTGTGTCCGATGGATTTGGTAGCAACGTGGCTGAGTTCATGGATGGCGACAAACATAAGCGTATGTTCATCAATTGTCTTGCTCCCACCCTTTTCTTCGTCCAGACAAAACGCAATTTTCTCGCCCTTATTCTCGCTATACGCGGTTAATTCACTGGTAGGCAGCGTCTCCATCACTTTTTTGGGATTGAATCCAGCAACCAATCGGGTCACATTATCCTTATCTTTGTATTTGTTGCCAACATATTTAACAAGCTCTCGACATTTTTGGGTTATTTTAGCAAGCAAATCCGCTGACTCTTTAATTTTAGCGGTTTCGCGCACACAGTATTTATTTCCGTCTACAGTGGAGACAACACATTTCAGTTCAAAATCACTTCTATCAAAATAAAGATACCCGCACGCAACAATCATCAATATGAAAACGGCATATACAAATAGTTCTTGATTCGCCATTGGTTTTCTAAATACAGCCGTATATATAATAATGATGATATAAACTCTGGCGTAAATTAATAGTCTAATTTTAAATACTAAAAATATATAATGGAAAATCAAGTAACAGAAACCTCCGGCGAAACATGGACATTGGAAAACATAGACACCCTGGTCCAATGGAATAATATTGCCGCGTATAATATTGCCGCGCTCGAAATGTCTATTTTACATTATCAGAAAATTATGAGATGGAATGTGATTTTGGGACTTCTTCTCTCTACATCATCTGGGGCGTTAAGTGCCGCACGTTTTGGATTAGACGCATATAGACAATTGGGGATCGTGTTTAATGCAATATTCACATTTATGGCGTTTTCAATTACGATTTTTACGGGAGGAATCAAGGTGTATCAGATACAGGAAAACTTGGAGATATTTATTAGGATAAAACAAGAATGGATAAATTTTGCGACACTTTTGGTGTCGGAATTCCAGTTGCCTGTATTGGAACGCGCAGGTGCGCTCACGTTAATTAAGAACAACAAATCAAAATATTTGGATTTGATGAAAACCAATATGGATATACCAGAATGGATAAAAAACCAGGTGGAATCTGATTTACAGAAAAAAGTATATAATAAATACAATTCCAAGAAGGAAATTAATGAGGGAACAGGACACGATTTGGTGGATATTATTTTCCAAGTGAATCGTTCACTTTTCAATCAAATACATCACCAACATATGTTTAAAAATGGTATTAAAGACAAGGAACCTGATTCAGATGATGACGTGCCTGGTATAAAACTCGAAAATATAAAACTCGAAAATATAAAACTCGAAAATATAACAAATAACGTATAAAAACACATTACCAATACGAGTCGCCAATGCTAACCAGTTTCTTACGGTCAATTGAAGAATTACTAACTACAGAAACAACCATTCCATTTTGAACAAAATATTTGTTAATTGCCTCGTCAATCCGGTCTTTTGAAACAGGCTCTATATATGTTTCAAATTTCTTATCAAACATAACCTTGTTTTCAATCTGATATATTTCACTCTCACCATTATAGAAGGCACGTGTGCTACATAAATCCTTTTTCATAGCATATTTTCCTTTCATATATGACTTAGCCAGTCTGACCTCTTCTTCTTTTACACCGTTTTTCAATAAATCTTGAATGAGTTTTAAAATTAGCGGGAATACACCGTTGGGTTTATCACCATTTTTGAAAACCTTTTCAGTATCACATTCGGCATATATTTTAAAGTCGCCACTGTGTTCATAATAGTCAGTATAAACAGATGAGCTATATGTAAGTCCGTTGTCTTCGCGTAAAATTGTAAACAATCTGCTGCTCATTTTACCCCCCAAAATGTTTTTAAGCACCTTGAGTGTGTATCGATCTAAATTATATGATGAACATGTACGGAATCCAATACAAATATGGGTGGTTGTGACGCTTTTTTGAGTGTTGAATTTATAAATGGCGTTTGTCTGGGGGGTTAAAGCAAGAACCAGAGGTGGAAACACTGACGTTGTGTGTTGTGGTTTTGAAAAATCGGATTTTTCAACGGCCACTTTCACGTATTCAAATGAATTGGGACAACAAATACTCAAAATAAGACGTGATGGAACATAGTATTGCTTATACATTTGATAGACGGAGTCGCGTGAAAGCGGATTTTTGCCGATATGATATCGGATATGGTCAACTTCGTGCTCATATGGCGAGCCAGCATATAATTGCTGGTCGGCCGCTTCAAAACATATTCCTTCATAGTCATTCAAAGACCGTTGATTTTCCTCCTTCACAACTTCATGTTCTTTATCGTATTCGTGTCTATCAAAAATAGAATTAAGCAACATATCTGCCCATATATTAATGCTGTGTGATACTTGGTCCTTATGAACATCCACGAAATAACATGTATACCGTCGGTCTGTGAACGCATTCACATTGGAGCCGTGTTTTTCAAAATTAAGCGCAATATCCCTAGAATTGGGTATTTTATGCGTACCTTTGAAACACATGTGTTCTATAAAATGAGCGGTGCCTCTAAACTGGTCTTTTTCATGAATACTTCCAAAGTCACAGAAAATTTGTATAGAGGCCGTTTCTGAACCTGTTTTTGATTGCTCGTATAATAACCTAAACCCATTATCAAGGGTAACTTTTTTCATAGACACTTATAGTATATTATTATATAATATTATACACATTTGAAGATTTAAATTCGCACGCATTTGGCGTGCTATTTATATCATTCAAATGAAACGTTGCCGATAAATGAATTCGTAAACTTGTTGAACGTGTAACCACCTTTGGTGGTTGTGCGGATTTAAATGTAAAATGTATTGTAAACGCATAAAATTGAACACCATTTTACAGATTAATGAAAAGTATAAATTTAATGTAATACTAACTATTATTACTTATTATTACATATTGCTCCCTTATTAAGAAAAATGTCGAAATTCATTGTATTTGCTGGAAAAGAAAAAAATGCTGGCGGTATATATGATATATACAAGATGGCCGAAACCCGAGAAGAAGCGATCAATTATTTGAAAGAGGCGTTGTTTGTAGAAAAAAACATGTGGTCTCACATTGTGTCGCTTGACGACCTTGCTGTAATTATGGACAGCACAAAATTCAATGTTGAAACATTGATAGAAGAAAAAAAGCCTAATATAAAGGCATCATTCAAATTACCAAAATTGGAATTATCAAAATCTGAAAACTGGATTGAGCAATCTTGTTTTAAATTCAGAAAATCTAGAGACTCAAAGTATGTTGGGTTTGATAATGAATCCAATATTGTAATTCCAGACAATATTTTGGTTGTTGGCGGATATCCTGATAGCAAAGAAGATTTTGAGAAAATGCGTGAAATGGGAATCGACACATTTGTTTGTTTGAATGTGGAATACGGTAAAACGGACAGAAACCAAAATTATAGTCCATATGCGGAAACCAACATATATGGTTCGGCGTTTATTCATGTTCCGATTGTTGATATGGGCACGACTGACGACAAGACCATTATGGATTTGTGTCTAGATTTGAAGAACCGCATACTAGGCGGTAGCAAACTATACGTCCATTGTTCAGGAGGTCACGGCAGAACAGGGACCGTGGTGTGTGTATTATTACATATGCTATATCCCGAGTTAACCGACAACCAGATATTTGATTACGTTCAGTTTACGCACGATCAGCGCATTGGTTACTATGGTCCTGGTTACTTTACTAGCAAATTACTGGACCACAATCTAGGTATGTATTTTCAAAACGGACAAGTCCCAACGCCACAAACATGCACTCAAAGAAATCAAGTCAAGCAGCTTATTGCGGAAAACCGTGCTTACATAGAGGCGAAAAAGAACTATGATGGCGACATTAATTTACAACAAAAAATCGGATTTGAAGAGTGGTTTGAGCTCATGAAAAATTATGATATTGAAGAAGAAAAAAACCAGAATGAATTTGTTACCGTGTTTGGTGGCTGCTTAAAAAAATAAAAACTTATTAACGCATATTATTTGTATAACGCATATTATTTGTATAACGCATATTATTTGTATAACGCATATTATTTAATTTAATTATAAAGACGTTGTCTTTTTATCCAAGACGTTGTCTTTTTATCCAAGACGTTGTCTTTTTATCCAAGACGTTGTCTTTTTATCCAAGACGTTGTCTTTTATTCAAGAATATAGAGAAATTGGTATTCATCATTTACGATTGATCCCATATCTATCCTACCTTGTAGAGAGAATCCACAACGTTGCGCCATTTTAATAATATCACTTGCTTCTTCCATGTAGAGGGTTCTATTATTTTGTCGTTTATTTTGCGTCGCCAAATCGGTGAAGGTCTCACACAATTCGGCATTACTACATTTTTCAGGTATATCATATTTGGCCTGATATTTGAAATCGCCAAAATCCACATTGGTCTTAGTGATGCGGTCTTTCACGTATTTTTGTGGGTTGTCTACAAGTGCTGGATGCCCTACAGGCACAACCGTATTAAACTTTTGTTTATCTACTAAATGTAGAACCAATTGACCGCCATTCTTAAACCAATATCGACAGTTTGTGAAAAACACGGGTTTATCTTGTATTTCATAAATTGTAAAATAGAGGCATAAAATATGTGAGAAAGTTCGAGGTTCAAACAGCATTGGTTCACATACATCGCCTTGTTTAACTGGAAGCGTATTTCCATATTTGGATTTTGCGGCATTTATCATTGCGGTGGATTTGTCTACACCAAACACAGTATGGTCTGATTTAATGAGTTCATTGGTAGCACATCCAGTTCCACATCCTACGTCAAGAAACACACTTTCTTCGGTAGCACTGGTAGCATCCAAAATCTTTACCAATTCTTTATCTACGCGGGCATCTGGAAGATGAATGCTGTCGTAAATCTGCGCGTAAAAATCATCATATGAGTTGTTGTCTTTTTTTAATACAAATTTCTCGATTTGGGCGAAACCCTCTAATTTAGGAGTTGCGGCTTTATAAATGTGGAATATAATTGCAATAAATGATAATATCACTAACATATAGAAAAGTGTTTTGTTGTGAAATAAATTATCCATCCAAGTCATTTTATTTATTATACAAACTATATAATAAATAGCATACATTTATGTCGGCAAATTCTTACGTCGGCAAATTCTTACATCGGCAAATTCTTACATCGGCAAATTCTTACATCGGCAAATTCTTACGTCGGCAAATTCTTACATCGGCTGTTTCAATTGGAGACGCGTATCATTATTAAAACGGTCGACCCCAATTTTATCTAAATTCGCGTGTGATCTTTGTTCGAATGTGGGTCTATCAAATAAATGTCCATATGTTTGATCTACGGGGCGACTCATAATGCGCACATTGTAGAGGTCGCTCTCTGTGCTCGGCACATAAACCGCTTGCGATGAGCGCTGGAGCGCCATTGTCTGATTTCTCAAAACGGATTCTGTGTCTACATTAGTGGCGTATGTTTTCCATGGTCCATTGCGTGTGGACGGATTAAAATTAAAAGCTGGAATATGTTGGACATAATTTTTAATAGGAATCGTCGGCTCTGGATTAGAGTTTCTGGTGGTGGTAGGCATCAAATTGTATTTGGTGGAAACAGGTCGTGAAGAGAAATTGGGTTCCAATGGAAAATCAGGAAAATGCCGACTTTGAATACGATTGTTAATATCATTTAGGGTTTCAGATTCACGGATTAAAGGCTCTCTGTGAACACCCGCAATCAGACCTGGCGAAAGCGCAGATGGGTCACCAGGCATTATATTATGTGAATTATAGTTCATTGATATTCTAGATACTATATATTATACTATACCAAAATAATAATATACACGCGCTAAAGATTATATGCGGAATGTGTATAGTATGTGGAAAACAATTTTGTTAATAGCACTTATTATGCTTTTGCTTGATGCAATGTATTTGACGGCTACTCGCAACATATTTGGCGCGGTTGTAGCCAAGATACAACGAGTGGCAATGCAATTCCGTTTAGAGGGAGCGGTCATAGTATATACGCTCCTTGTCTTTGGATTGTACAAGTTTATTATTTCGGAGCGGCGACCAGTAAAAGACGCCGCCATATTAGGGTTGGTGATTTATGGGGTTTTTGACTTTACAAATTATGCGATATTCAAGAATTACGATATGGCGACGGCGCTGATGGATACTGCGTGGGGGTCAACCCTTATGGCTCTGACTACATATTTGGTGTATCAGGTTATGTAAAGAGACCTACTGATTACACCAACTGAAAATAAAAATGAGACGGGTTTCGTCTCATTTTCTTTCCAGCATTTACAACCCATAAATATAAAAATGAGACGGGTTTCGTCTCATTTTTATTTTTGATCGATGTAATCAAATAATTGTATTTTATTTCTTATATTATATAGATATGGATTTTATAAAATAACAGTGTATTTTTCTTTACTTGTACAAATACATGCAGAATTGAAAAAAAATATAACCAAGACCATAATAAATATTCCAAAAGAAAAATACAGAAACATAATTAAGGGTGCTTACGAAAGACCAGAAAAATATATATCCAAGAAAAATCAAGAAGAATTATTTATGAGTTCTTATATAAAAAATGCGCGTTTACCCGAATGGAGAGAAAAGGTGTAAATCTTCAAGGGTGTAAACAAATTACATTAGTGCCTTTGTAATTTTGTACTAAATCATATATTTTTTTTTTCATAAATAACATCTTCTTGCCAATTTTGCAATGATAATTTATTTTTAATAATAAAATCATTAGATAAAATATAGTTATTTAGTTCATCAAACATTACTTGACCAGTATACATTTCTTTATAAGACACTTCTGTATGGATATGTTTCACATTTTGTAAATGATCGCCTAACCCCTTTAATGCTAACAGTTCTGCTCCTTGTAAATCCATCCATATTATATCAACTTTTGGGATACTATATTTATCCATAACACTATCTAAACGATGACATTGTGTAGTAATTTCATCTTGAATATATGTTTCAATTGGATATTTACCGTTACTTTTAAAAATAGATGATGCGCCGGGATTACCATCTTTCCATGTTGTTATTGTTTTTTCTTGATTTATAGGATAAAATATTATATTACCATTATAATCACATACCGCACCTTCTATTAATGTAATTCTATCACTATAAGGTTCAATATTTTTTTTACATATATCTAATGTATTTGGATTACATTCAAAAGCATAAATTTTTGAATTAGGAAATGTATTATAAAATTCAATACTCTGAACACAATCACGGGAACCAATATCAAATATTATAAAATTTTCATTTTTGTTTTTAATATGTTTTATAAAATTTTCAATCATATTATATATTATATATTATATATTATTTATATTATTTATATATATATATATATATTAAACTTATATAAGTTTAAAATTATACAAAACGGCATTTACACCTTTGCACATTTAATCGGCGTTTACCCGAAGGGAGAGAAAAGGTGTAAAAATATCAAAATCACAAAATATTACTTTCAAATGAATATGTTGATTTTGATAAGCTATACAACTGACTAATTTCTTCTTGTTGTTGACGAATTATCATATATTTATAGGCATTTGAAATAAAAAATGGTGTAAAAGTCGACTATAAGCAAATCAAATCAAAAATGTGGCCTTGTAAAATTGAACTTGTTCATATCTTTTCAATAAAATATAAACAATAATCCTCTAATATATAAGTAAATTTAATAAAATGACCGAACAACTATCACTTGAACAACAGCACGCCTTTACAAAATATCGTCTTGGGCATAATCTCTTTATAACTGGTTCTGGTGGAACCGGTAAATCATATCTAATCAAAACTATTAAAAAAGACCTCGAGTCGCGCGGAATCAAACACGCGGTTTGTGCTTTAACCGGCTGTGCGGCCGTTCTCTTGAATTGCTACGCCAAAACCATCCATTCATGGAGCGGCATCGGGCTTGGTGTCGGCACAAAGGAAGAAATCGTCGACAAGGCCATCAGAAACAAACGCGCAACAACAAATTGGAAAACAACACAAGTCTTAATTGTGGATGAAATCAGTATGATGTCGCTGAAAGTATTTGAAGCCATCGAACAAATCGCCAAATGCGCCAAGCGTCAGTATCTCCGTCCTTTTGGTGGAATGCAAGTTATTTTCATCGGTGATTTCTACCAATTACCGCCAGTAAAAGACACTCAATTCTGCTTTGAATCTCATCTTTGGTCAGAGACGTTTAATCCTGAAAATCACATTCATTTGAAAACCCTTTATCGCCAGACCGACCCAGAATACATTCGCATTTTGACCGAAGTTCGTGATGGGGTTTTGACCGAGGAATCTCTTGAAGCCTTAACAGTTCGATTAAACACCAAATATGACCCAGCTAAGAACAATGGAATTGTCCCAACCAAATTATTCCCTAGAAATGCTGATGCTGACCGCATCAATCAGACTATGTATGCGAAATTGGTAGAAACAGAAGAAAAATACGATTTGAAGACGGTTAACAATCTTCGAATGTTTAATGAAACCAGTTTACCAATTCCTCTTGATATAATGACTAAGTGTGTGGAATTGAAGGACGAAGAAGTTGAACAACAGATGAAGCTCTTTTGTGAAAACAGCAATTTGACGCAAACACTGTCGCTTAAAAAAGGCGCAATTGTGATGTGTTTGGCGAACTTGGACACAGACGCAGGAATATGTAATGGGTCACAAGGTATAGTAGTTGATTTTGTATCAAACACACAAAATATGAAATGTCCGGTTGTAAAGTTCTTGAATGGTGTAGTCATGATGATACAGCCGCGAGTGTATCAACATGGAGATTATCCGAAATTTGGTGTAGTCCAACTCCCATTGCGATTGGCGTGGGCTTTTACTATCCATAAATCACAAGGCGTCACTCTGGATATTGCCGAAATTGATATTGGATCAAGTATTTTCGAGTTTGGACAGACTTATGTTGCGCTTTCGCGAATTCGCTCGCTGAATGGTCTTTATTTGAGTAGTTTCAATCCGCGCAAAATTAAAACAAACCCCACAGTTTCGGCGTTTTATAAAACAATTCCCGAAATAACAGAAGAAATAGCTCAAAAAACAAAAGAAACACTTGATATATTTGAAGGATCATCGTCGACAGCAAGTACATTATCAAAACCACAGGGAGGAGGTGGTCTTAAAGTTGTTCTACTTTAAATTTTGTAAAGGCATACGAATAGTTTTGTTTTTTATGAGTCGAATTTTCTTAGATACACAACGCCCCTTTGAATTTCGCTCTTTGTTATCCGAACAAATTTTGACGCATCTCCCTTTATTACCACGTTCTTTTCCTGGCGGACAAACATTTACACATTTTTGCGTAACAGGATTGAATTCTTTTCCTGGTGGACAAACAACTATTTCATTCTTTTGAAGAGATATATCCAAGGTCTTATCAACTGTTTTGTTGGTTGTTATAAATAAAGTTGGACTTTTTGTTTTACTGGTAATTGACCCTTTTATTATTTTGTGATCTACAAATCGAACATCTATGTCATCTAAAACACCAATTTTTTGTAAAACATCCTCATATTTAACCAAAATAACATCCATGTTTTCCAATCGTGACTCAATATTGAAATCAAATAATTGACGACAAAATATATGAATTTCAGTATAATGGTCCCTTGATAACAATCCACGTTTAAAAAATTCATTCGCCACCATATTCAATGTGAATCCTAAAGCATATGTATCCATTGTATTAATTGATTTTTTTAAAAGTTCATCATATCTATCTTTATAGGCAAAAATAGAATTCATGGTTGATGAAATCATAGCCATTTTATCGGTATTTGTTAGAGGACTCAATAAATTATTCATAAACATAAATGTATTACTGAACCCTCTTGATTTATCCTTTATTTTTGCTATATCGGCTTTTTTTGAAGACGGTATCCCGAGTGTTTTTATTGTCGAAGATGATTTTGACTTTGAAAAAATGTTTTGTAAAAAAATTATAACTCGGTCGACATCGGCCTGGGTATGTAAATTAGCATAACTAAGAAATCCACCATCTATTAAAAACCCATGCTCTAGAGGATAAGACCAATGAATATTTGCTTTCATTACCCCTAATTTGATACTTGATATAACATTACTAATATTGTCCATAAGACCAAAATCAATGAATTTGAACGACTTGGTTTTTAAATCAAAAACAATATTTGATGGTTTAACATCAAAATGTATTATATCGTTTTCATTGAATAGTTTTATTGCAAGGAACAAATTGTGAAAATTCAATAAAAAATGATTTGCGGCAAGTTGTTCGGAATCAAACAATGCTGAATATTTGTCGAATCCACCCTTTTCAAAAAAATCATCTAAATCCATTCCGCCGTCTTTTGAAATTAGCAGCCGATATTCGTCAATATTTGAATTATCAAACAAATCACAGTCGTCTGGATTTACAGTTGTTAAAATTTCTTTTTTGTTTGGAACGCATACTTCTGGTTTGCCTAAGAAATATTGTTTTTTTTTATCTATTTTGTCTATTTTAGCATATTCATTTAATTCAATTAAAGAATGACGGTCTAACATTAATTTTGATATTTTGTTTTTATACCAAGCGGCATTCTTATAGACGGCACATTTATGTGGTGGGCGATATACACAGCCATATGAACCTATTCCAATTGCGGTTCTCATAAATAATATATATAATACACATATTATTTAGATTAGATGATTTAATTTGTTGAACTGGTGTTCAAAACATTTATATATTTGTTAAACAACTTTCTTTTTAATTTGATATTATCATATCCAAATAATTCATTCAACTCGGTTGTTTTATGCTCAAAATCATCAAACGCGTCATTGCTGGTGAGTCCAGACAAATAAAACATCGTGACGTTTACATTGTGAAACTGTACGTTCAATGCTATAAACAAATAATTGTAAAGATCTGAAACATTGCTATATTTGAGCATATAATTGATATATTTATCTCGCCTATCACACTTTCGGGACCCGTATAGACAAAATGCGTCCTCGTCTTTATCAAACACAATAAAGGCTCGCATATCCGTCTTTAATTTACTTCCATCAATCTTTTCCTCAATGTACAAAACGGGCTGGTCGTCGTAGTAAATAGTTGATTCGTCCATATAATCCATATTTTAATATATAGTTATAAAGGTTGTTATTTTTTAAATTGTTTTATTAACTTTGTTTGTTTCGGCATATGTGCGTGTAATATATATTTTAGCAAATTAGGATTTAAAGCATTTTTATTTTATTTTACATAATATATTATTTAGCAAATGAGTTCAATCGCACAAGTACCTACCTCTACATCTACGCAAGTCGCTTCGCAAGTCGCTTCGCAAGCACCCGCTTTTAGATTTCCCGACGCAATTACATTCCAAAATGCTGCTAAGATTGCTATTTCCGAAGATAAGCCAATTATGATGGATTATTGGACGTCATCTATTGATAAGAGCGCCATTATTGGTGTTCGTGAGAATAAGGAGAAGCTTTTAGTAAAAAGTGAAGAGGAGTATACTAGTCCTATCCAGAAGATTTTCAAGACTGGAACCAGCGACTATATTATTATGACCGAAAACTCTATTTATTTAGTCGATACAGGCATTCCTACCAAGCGAATTATGTAAATACTGTAAAATTGAAATAATACTATACCTATAATTGTAAGTAAAATATAGTATTATTAAAAATGAGTGAAAGCGATTCAGAAGGTAGTTTTGATACAAACGTGGATTCCGATTTTGACGAGGAATATGATTTTGATACGGAAAATATAGCGCATACAGAAAGAATATGCGATGATGATTATTTTGACGCACAACACGTTAACAAAAAATGGTATATTGGACTGGCTTTACAACAGAAGAGCCATTATCTATATCTAATTCATATTTCGCCAACCAATTACTTTAAATATCCACACGACATTGTACGAAGATATCTAAGACGATATTCGTGTATAGAATTACCCAAAGAAGTAACCGTTGAAATAATGGAGATGGCGATTGTGAATAAGACTATGGGTGGGGAGACATTTCCAGTAAAACGCGTGGTTTTAAAAACGCATTGGATACGATTGATACAACGATGTTGGCGGAATGCCTTGAAACGTCGCAGAGAAATGATTACATGTTGGGCTTCATTGCGGAATCGCAGACACGCCGAATTGACTGGGCGTAATTTGCCCGAATATCGGCATTTGCCTGGGTTGTGCGGTTGTGTAAAAAACAAATAAGACATTTACATGAGATAATTTTACGCACTAATGTTTTTTAGTTGTGAGAAATACCCAGTCGTGACGGTGATGCGACGCTTTCGATTCTTTTTTTTATCAATCACAACAATTTCGCTATTCTCATCGTCCATAATAACAATTGGAGACACTGGTTCTCCCTCAATAAATATATCGAAATATTCATCGTGTAGCATCTTTTTCACAAAGTCATAAACAAATCTCAGCACTTTCTCGCTGCAATTTCCCACAATTATACAGCTTCCCGTCTGGAAAATAACGAATGTGATTTTAATGTATTTATGTGTTTCTTGTAATTCGTCCATTTTTAAACAATGGTCCTCTTGTTTTATAACTCCGTGTTGTCTTTCCGTATCAAACCCAATCTCGCGGTTAAAATAAAACTTACAATTAATACCTGGATATTTACACGAATCGTAAAGAGTGTCGATCTTGTATTTTCGCTTGATTATATTATGAAGTTTCTCGCGATTTATATTGAATCCGCAATGAAAATTAGAATTGATGAGAACATTGTCGTTATCGCTCGTGTTTTCAAGAAATTCGATGGGTGTTTCGAAAAACGGCGCCAAAATCAGTAACAAATAATCAGACACGCGGACCAAAAGTGCCTGATTATTAATTCCGGGAATTTCCAGTTTACCAGTGTTGAACACCTTCACGTGTATTTCTTGAAATCGCCCCGATTCATTGCGAAACCGAATTGTTATTGCGAAACAATTAAACATTGCACCGCCCTTTTCTTTGCCTCTACAATTCATCACATTTTTTGTTGAAATACCAACTGTGACTTTCGATTCGCGCTTGAATTTGTGTTTGGTTGAATTGGGGTTGTCCGTTTGTTTCATCACCTTCTCATTGAAATACGGATATTGTTGGAGCCGCCTGGTCGTTTCTTCGCATTCGTCTTTCGAAAAACATGCGACCTTCATCTGCTTTTTTATAATGCCTTCAACAGGTTTCCAGTAATCCACAATCGGTATTTCCCAAAAGATTCTGGAAACATCAATATTGGATTGGTTTAAACGTATCTGTTTTGTTTGTGTTGAAATATAGAGGTCTTTACATTCAGGAACCCCTTTTGAACTAGTTGAAGATGCCTTTGTTTTTTTTGGTTCTAATGGTTCTGATACTACTTCGTTTGATACAATATTGGAATTGTTCATTGATGCGAGGAATTTTGCCCATTCATTATCTAATTCAGTCATTTTGCTATTATGTTAATGGATATTTTATTTATATAGTTTTGTAAAACATATAAAGCGTGTGCGATGTTTTCAATTTTATGTAAACCATATAAAGAAACATACCCTTATAGTGTAAATGACAGAAGCAATCCCATTTACAGAAAAATACCGCCCCAATAATTTTGATGATATTGTTATGGAAAGTTTGAATAAGGACTTTTTCATAACAATGCTGAAACAAAAATATTTCCCTAATTTGCTCTTATATGGCCCTCCAGGCACGGGTAAGACCACCACAATCATAAATCTTATTAATGAGTACCAGAAATCGGTGAATAACATAAACAAGTGTTTGGTCATACATTTGAATGCGTCGGATGAGCGCGGGATTGATATTATTCGCAATCAGATAAACCAATTTGTAAAGACAAATAATTTATTTGAAGAAGGGTTCAAGTTTGTCGTATTGGACGAGGTAGATTATATGACGAAAAACGCACAACAAGCACTCAAATATTTGATACAGAGTTGCGGCAAAAACGTCAAATTTTTTCTGATTTGTAATTATATCAGTAAGATTGACCAGTCTCTTCAGCATGAATTTATTTGTGTTCGATTCAATAAGTTGCCGATACAAAACATAAACATGTTGTTGAAGACGATTTGCGAAAAAGAAAACATCCAGATTAGTAACAAGAGCATTGATGTTATTCAGACGCTATATAAATCGGATATCCGAAGTATGATTAATTTCATACAGTTAAATCAGAATCTATTATTGGAAAAGGACAATATTATAAGCAGCGAAGTATGGGACACTTTTATACATTTGTTTTCGAGCAAAAAGGATGAGCACGATAAACACATAGATGTTAAGAAATTTATGAATATGATAAGTATCAACTATAATATTGATAAGAAACAGATTATCAATGAATTCTATAATTATTTGATTTTAAAACACAATGATATTATTGTGCCGAGTATAATTAATAATATTGAAAAGATGATCCATAATTATGATTGTGATATTGATATTTTGGTTGACTATTTCATTTTGGACAATATCAGCAGCTTCAGTTAAGTATGTGAAATAATGATAATATTTTTGTTATTATTATTACTATAGATAATTTATACGGTTACCGACATTTTCTTGTCTTTATCCACATCATTGTATTGGATTTTGCCTCTAAGATAGGCTGAATAAAATACATTGCGTTCTGTGTTGACTGTCGCATATACATCCACAATCTTCTGTATCATAAACAATACAGATGTAATAAATGTTGTGGTGGTCTGGTCATCCAAGTAGTATTTATACACAACAAATCCCGACAAAATTGTGTTTACTACAAAACAGGTGAGTGCTAAATATCCAGTTCGACAATATAGCTTATCGTAGAAAAGGATGGTTTCACGCTTGGTATCAGGAAGAGTCACAAGCAAGTTTCCAACACTCTGGTTGTCACATGGCTCTTTCGGATTAACATCCATATATGCAATCAGTTTGCGCTCTCTGCCCGATTCGGCGTAATACATAAATACAAATGCTGCAAGTGTCAAGCAGTTCATTGTGAAACCAGCATTGTATAGAGGGTCTACGCCTGTTTGGGCGTTTTCCTCAAAAGAGCAGACGTGGTCTTCGCATAATTGAGGGACAAATAGAATCAACATTGATGCAGCCAAGACACGGTATAGTTCAAGTACAACAGTGGCGGTCATACCAATTTTTTGTTGTAAATCTTGGTCTTCTAAGATAGAGGTCTTGGGTTCTGCTTTAATATGATCGAGGTCGATTATGATTTCGGAGGACATTATATATTATAGTAATACTATATTTTTATGCAGACAAATAACAGTTGCGACATAGAGGTTTGTAGTTTTCGCTTCCAATGACTACCTGGTTGGATTCCTCGGTTATGCGTTTGGAGAAAATTGCGGGAGTTCCATTTTTACAAAATGCACACAGTGCCGATAGTTTCTCAACTTTGTCGCAAATCGGTATTAGACTGAGGATGTCGCCGAATTTCTCTCGTCTAAAATCACCGTCCAAACCACTTATAAACACATGTTTTTTCATATTGTCTACCATATCACGCACAGCAGGCACTAAATCAGAAAAGAACTGACCTTCGTTTATAAGCACAACGTCGGATTCCTCAACGGTTTTCCATAAATCATAATCCATAATCAGTCCAGAAAACACACAGGGAATTTCTATTCGGTCGTGTGACGACAACATGGTTGTTGAGTAGCGTTTATCCTCGGAATAATTAATTACCAAGACTTTTTTGCCTATATATGTGTAGGCCTTATATTTTTCAATTAGCCATGTAGTTTTTCCAGAGAACATTGGTCCAATCGCCATTTCTAAATATCCGGTTTTTTTTTGAAATGATGAGAACGATGACATTATATTCTACAATATTATTTTGTAATTATATCTTTTACTAAATAAATTATAAGGTAAATACCATTGTATAATTATATAATGGGATTAGCATCTGCTATTATTATCGGATATACAGCTCCCATAGCCATGTATTTTTCTATAGTTGTGTATAAAGAAATCCGTGACCGAATATGTGGGAAATCTAACGCCCGGTAGATCCGAATCCACCATTTCCTCTTACTGTTTCTTCGCCTAGTTCATCGATAGAATGGACCAGTTCTACGTAAATAGGCATCAATGATGGGGCACATATTTGTGCAATGCGGTCATATTGCTCTACCACAAATCCAGGTGAATCCGAATCAAACATTCCAATGATATTGCCTCTATATCCGGAATCGATAATTCCAGTACTGTTTGCTAGACGCAAAGGGGTCTTGGAAACACTTGACCTTGGGTGTAAATAATACCCAGTATTATAAACCGTATTAAAGCGCTCTCTTATAGTTGCCGAACATTTAATTCCAAAATCAAATTTATTACAAGCAGGACTGGATGACGTTTCTTGCCCTGGCGGTGTATATCTTTCATTCACAATTCGATTTGCATCACAAACTTTTCTAAGGGGCACAAACAAATCAAATCCGGCATCAATATTATTCATATTATCAAAAATCTTTTGATTGTGTTCATAAACATGGTTTGAATATCTATTAAAAAGATAGTGACTAAATAATTGGTTATTATCTTCTACAAATAGACGCAAATGCATGTAACGAGGATAAATATTTAATATAATATCGGAGCTAAATTGAGTCATTTTATAATTATAATTGTGTCTATTTTTTATATTATTTTACAATATGTTTCACTAAATCGATAATAAAGAAGATAGAATGGGCCAAACAATAGTGCTAATAATAGTCCAAATACTTTTTGTGATGTGGTTCCACTG